TGTCACTATAGCAACAGAATATAAAGCTAATCGTACAGGATGATGCCGAGCTCCACCATTACACAGATCGCAAGTGCTGTAACCAGTACGATCTCCAGCGGGGTCGTCTTCAACCTTTCTGTTGAAACGAAAACCCTACCACTAGGGTAGGGTGCGAGAGGTCACGGGCGGTTTTTCATGAACGCTTTACGCATCGATGAGTCGATAACCCAAGACGCGACGTATGCGCCAGCGGCCACGACCAGAGTCGCCCAGGGGCCGAGCTCTCTTTGTCCGTCATGTTCGGACATGAGAGTGCGGGCGCCAAAGCAGGCGACAGTGGCTGCGACGCCAGCGCTCACGGTTGCGCAGGCGATCGATTCAGCGAGGGGGCGTTCTGCGTAGATTTCAAAACCCATAGTTATTCCTTTCTGTCATTATAGGGCCTGCGAATATGACTCAGGACTTCGCCAGCTGCTTAGTAATGTTCGACGGGAAGATATTTCCCACGAACCGTTCCGTCTCTTCAGGGTTGCGCATCAGGTCGTCCAGAACGACATCAAGCGCGCCGCTAAATACGAAGTCGTCCGCGATCTCCTGCGTCTTGATGAAACGGCTTCCTTCGCGAACCCCGACTGAGCGATGCAGGATCTGTCCGACCATCTCCAGGAGGTCCGTGATGTCTCCATCCGTAGGAAGGGACGCGATGCGGTCCAGCTCAGAGGGGAGCGCGCCTTTGGTCTCTTTCACCCACTTCAGGGCCTCAGCCCTTGTCATGTGGAAGTAGTAAGTGCGCTTTTCAGGGCCGTCGAATCCGTCAACCGTAACTTCTTTCTTGATCATTTTTGGCTCCTTTTGCATGTGCGAAAGATGAAAGTAAAAGCGCCATTCTGGGCGCGCTCGGATTAGCAAAACCCTACCACTAGGGTAGGGCGAGAGGGGTCAGAGGAGAACGGCCTCGATCTCTTCGCGGATAGACCCGAGTCGGTTCTTGAGGCGCTGTGCCTCGCCCGAGTTCCTAAAAGTCAGAAGCTCATACAGCGCGTCGATGGTGTCGAGGTGCGCGTACATGTAGCGACTAGGATCGAGCTTGGCGATACCGTCAAGAATACCGTCAATCGTGTCGATGGTCCGGAAGGAGAGATGAGTGTTGTTCATAGTCAATTCCTTTCTGTCATTATACCGCCCGTAAATAAAGCCCTACCACTAGGGTAGGGCATGACGGAGGGTCGTCAGAAGGTCACTCTTCGACCACCTCGCCATCGATTTCAAGAGGGGCTGCGTCACCGGTTGTCAGCTCGGCGGAGCAGGCACGCGCCGTAACCACCTGGCAGGCAATTACGACAGCAGAGCCGGCAATCACACCGGCGACAATCGGATGAGCAGCAACCCAGTCTCGAATCCGGGTGACGATGGGGGTCTTAGGGGTTTCTTCAGACATGATAATTCCTTTCTGTCATTATAATGTCGGAAAATATAACTCACCGCGTAACTCGGTACCACGTTGACAGCTCGCGAGCTCGGAGCGTGTGGTGGCGTAGAGCTGTCTCGGCGCTCTGTTTTCGGGCCTCGGGCAACTTGTCGAAGATTTCTCGCATCGCGCGGAGCTGGGTCTTGGCGCTGGCCAGCCATGAACCTACACGGGAGAGATGTAGCTCTTTCCAGTTCGCCTCGCCTTCTACACGTCGGAGGTCTCGTTCGTAGTACCGCACATGCTCGGCCGACCCAAGATAGTACATGACCAGCGCCTCGCGCTGACCGTATTCGTATTCAACGGTCGTCTCAGTAGATCCGGTCATAGGTGTGCACCGGACCTTTCTCATAGTCGAGGACGATATAGGGACGGCCGTCTCCAGTCAGATCGGCGCTGAACGAGGGCTCGACGAGATGGTCGCTGTTCCATCCGACGTCGTCTCCGTATCTCGTCCGCTCGAGTCCCAGAAGGTCATACAGATCATTGATTGACCCGTAGAGCGAATTATTGATCTGGGCATTGAGCGTATTGACCGCCGCACGGATGTCTTCCATCGAGGCGATGAAATATCGCCCTGAGTAAGCCTCGAAGCAGAGTTGCGTGCCCTCGGCGAGGTCGTCTGCGACAGGCGGAGCAATCTGGGTATCGGCAACGGGCCGGGACACAGCGTTCTGAATCTCTTCGCGTTGCTGCGTGGGCACTGTCTCTTTGACGGCGGTCTTGAGCCGATCAAGCTGACTCTCAGCTACTGCTGTGGCCGCGGCCACAGACGCGATTCGCCGTCCAAGGACGCCGTGGAGTCCGATAATCGATGCTCCGGTTACGGCCGCCACAGAAATCGCTGGGATGAACTCCTTCCAAACCAGTCCTATCTGCCGCTTGAAGGGGGCGTGGCGAGCCTCGTTGCGGATCAGGATGTCCTGGGCCTTGAGCGCACCCTTGGCCGTGAAGAAGGCCGTCAGACCAACCCCAACCAGGGATGAAGATGTGAGAATATACGGCGTTGCCGTACGAAGCAAGCGGTGCCAGTCGGTCATGGGCGAGGGATCCTTTTCTCGATGTATTCGATGGTCTCTGGAATATTGGACTCGAAGTCGCTACGACATATGAACAGGCCGAACGGTCGACCCGAAACTAGTGCAGGGCCATCCGCAAGCCAACTGCCGCTGCGCATCTGCGACCTTGCGAATATATACAGTTCTTCGAAGTCCTCGGCATCCTTGTACAGTCGCTGCATGATGAAGTCCTCATTGCACCCGCGGTTCTCGAGGCGGATGGCGACGCTCTCTATGGATGCCGTCAGGATAAGCACGTTGCCGAACTCGTAGAGGGCGCGCTTGGCCGAGACCGGGTCGCCGATCATTACATAGCGGCCGTATGGGCGAAAGTCGAGATCGCTTCTAAAAAACGCGTAGTTCCACGTCTCGTCGTGCGTGTTGTACTCACGCACATAATCGAGCAGCCCGATATTCTGGTATACGTTGAAACCCTCGGGCGTCAACCAGTCGCGGTACTCGTCCTCTTCCCCGGGGCGTTTGGGCCGCGTAGTTACACTGCGAATCCACTGGAATCCGCGGGTCTCCAACAGACGGGCCAGGGTTGTTTTGCCCGTGCAGGTGCCCCCGACGATGTAGAGCACATTGTTTATCATTGTGCCGCCTTTCTGGTAGATGGTGGGTCAGAGGACCTTGAGGGTCACCTTGTCGCCCGGGGCGGCGGGCGCGTCAAGGCTCAGTTGCGCGTCGGCGCCGCCGAGCTTGACAGTACCGTTGACGTCTGCGTCCTTGGCTTTGTAGTCGGCCTTGGAGAGACCGAGAAGAACGCCGAGGAAGGTGCAGATAGCGGTAACGGACATGGCCACCTCGCCGGAGAAACCCCAGCTCCAGACAGCAGCAAGAGCGCTGTAGAGAGTGGCCGTCGCGGGGAGGCCAATGAGTGTACACCACTTCAGAGTGTCGTAGATCCCTGCGGGAAGCCAAGCTTTGGGCTGCTGCCGCGATGCCTCCACGGCGGCCGCGAGCTGCTCGTCCCAGGCGTGCGGTGCGTCAGTCAATGTTGTTCCTTTCGTTAACGAAAACCCTACCACTAGGGTAGGGTTAGAGAGGGTTAAAGCGACCAAAGGTCCCAAATCATCCACGTTAGGACGCCAAAACACGTCAGCGCAATAGGCGCAAGGTACCACTGCCCGGCAGCAATAGCTGCCACGGCAAGGACCACGCCCATCACCACCGACAATGCGGCCATAAACATGGACATGAAATAGAGGAAGGGCATCTTTTATTCCTTTCTGTCACTATAAGATTTGAAAAAATGGCTCACCGATACCATTCGAGACTGCCGACGAAGACCCACAGAATGCCGGTCAGTGTAACCAACATTTCCTCGTAGAGCAGCCCGGACACCACCAAGCCACCGCCGGCGCCTATGACGAAGGTGGTTAGGGGCTTTTGAAGTTTGTACATGATAGGCCAATCTGTTGAAACGAAAACCCTACCACTAGGGTAGGGTGTGAGAGGGGTGTCAACGACGCTCCCTGAACAGCGCCAAAGGCCACCTGTGAGTGAGCATCCGGCAGCTCAGGCAGCCCCAACCAATCCCAATCGCCCAACTAATAGGCGACAGGATGGCGAAGCTACCGAGCGCCCAGAGTCCGAACAGGACGCCAAGGACGATGCGGATAGGGTTCTTAGTCATTATAGTTCCTTTCTGTCACTATAAGCACTGTAAATAAAACCCTACCACTAGGGTAGGGCGAGAGAGGTCAGTGAGCAGGTTCGAGCGCTTTATTCAAGCGCCCCCACACCCTGACGATGCGACGAGTCAGGGCAAAGCGGTCGTGGGCATTCAGAGCCTTACGGATCGTCTCCCACGCAGATACGACATAGATCATGTCGTTCAACGAGGCGGCGATTTCGTAGAGGTCTCTTTCGGCCAAGGCTCGCTCTGCCGAGTCAAGCAGGACGTCAAGAGCGGAAGCGATCCGATGATGGTGCTCGGTCCATTTTTCCATTTCATTTTCCTTTCTGTCACTATACCGCCTGACAAAAAAACCTAGCACTTGGCTAGGCTGAGAGGGTCAACGTTCAACAAACAACGTTCCCATCTCGACTCGGTCCTGAGCGTTCCAGGCCTCGTAGCCGAAAAAGGCTCCGAAACCGACTGCGGTCAGGGCGAGAACGAGAATGAAGAAGATGGTCATGATAGTTCCTTTCTGTCACTATAAGCACTGTAAATAAAACCCTACCACTAGGGTAGGGCGAGAGAGGTCAGTTTGCTTTCATGATTCGGTTATGGAGGGCCATGACCCGATTGCCGAAATCAAAGTTTTCTTCACGCACGAACTCCAGAGCGCTGATCGCGGGCTCGAGCTCCTGGAAGAGAGCTGCAAAGCCAACAACGGCCAGCACACGGCGGAGGGTGTCGTCAGAGTCAAGGGCGTTTTCGATTTCGTCAAGTCTAAGGTCAAAGTCCTTACGAACCTGGGCATTAAGCATTTCAGGTTTCCTTTCTGTCACTATACCGCCTGACAAAAAAACCTAGCACTTGGCTAGGCTGAGAGCGAGTCAGAAGCGCGCCATAACACGAGTGTATCGGCGGTAGCCCTCCATGGTCTCCTCATAGTCGCTGATGTCTGCGCTAGGCATCTCGTCAAGTCCCTGCTCGAGACATTCTCGTGCGTGGATGGCAAGATGTGCGGACTTCAGCCACATGCTTCTGTGGAGAAGTTGGAGGGTCGCCAGTCGAACCTTCGGCGTTACAAGCATGATAGTTCCTTTCTGTCACTATATACTCTGTTATTCAGTTGTGTTTGTTGCAGATAGGGAGGTCGGCCACCTCATCTGCTATCTTCTTCGCCAGACCATTACCGCCCAGCGCCAAATATGGCGTGTACAGGTACTCCATGAAGCCCTTGTACTCATCCTTGGTTAGCCAACCGCGCTCAATATAACCCATACCCACGTGCGATATGCGGTCGTACGCCAACCCGAGAAGCAGGTTGGTGCGTGCATCCTTCTCAGTGTCTTTCTTGGTCACATACCCCCAAAAACCGGCCGACGCGGCCAGCGCGCAGATAAGAGCGGTTAACACTTGAGTAATTCCCGCGATGATCGGCCCAAACGCGCCTTCCATGTCACGGCGTCCCTATCAGGAAGTACGGCCGAACATAAACAGTCGTGTTGTCGATATACCATGCGTCAGGTACACCCGACCGGGAGACCCCACAGGCGACAGTGTTGGACTTGAGATTCCGCAACCAGAATGGCTGGTTGCTGGCGCGCTTCCAAGGGGCGAGGCGGAATAGGTCAAACTGCACCTCGTTGAAGCCAGCCTCGTGAGGGGTCTGCTGGCCATTCCAGGACCGTCCGAAGATCTGTGTTTCGGTGGGAAGGCCGAAATGTTGTACAACTAGCTCACTCGATGTGACATTCGCGCCCGTGAGCCCAGAAGACCAGCGCTCAGATATGCTGGGGACGTATGGGTCGAAGCCGCTGGCGCTCCATGCAGGCATGGCATTGGTCCAGTCGGTCCTCGTCCAGACCCCCAGCCGCGAGCCTTTATAACCACCCAAAAGATTGTCGTTGAGGCTGTACTGCGACTTGAACGCCACTTTCTCGGGCATGATGACCGCATGGTGAAAGTCTGGCGTACAGCAATCTGTCGCGACGACCACGTAGTTGAAATCACCGAGCCGCCAATAACTACCCACGCCGACTGTCGCGAACGTCCCGCTGTGAATATCGTTGTACTGGTCGGTGGTGATGCGTGCGCCGAGGCTGTTGTTACGAAGACCGCCTTTCGCCTGCGTCTTTTCGAGGATCTCCACCCTCGGAACCAGTGCAGCGGCTTTGGCCGCATTGGTCTCTGCCGTCGTCAACCGCGTCTCGTACTTCTGCGACTGCTCGAGCGCGGTCTTGGCCTTATTAGCCACCCCTTCAGCAGTTTGACGAGCAGACGTAGCGTCCGAAACAGCCTGCTGGCTGTTCGTCAGAGCGGTCCTGGACTGGTTCTCCGCATTTGTAGCCTTGGCCAGAGCCGAAGAAATGGACCCCGCGTTTGGGGCTTTGCCCAGTGCGGCTTCGGCCTCAGAAAGCCAGGTAGTGAACTTGGCTTTTGCCTCGCCGACGGTCTTGAGATCCTCGTCCACTTTCTTGATCGTATCTTCGGTCTTCCTCTGCAAAGCCGAGATCATACTGTTGAGCTGGCCGATTACAGCGTCAACCGAAATACTCTGGAGCGGCGCGGTGATGAACGGCGAATCGGTAGTGCCGACAGCCTGCTCGATGTGCGCGGGTTCGACCGTGGTTGCGTTGGGCGGGCGACGAATATACGCGATGGGCATGTCTTTCATCATCGCGTGGTTTGTCATCGCCGGCTTTTGAGGGCTGGCGGAAGCGACGCCCTGCACGTATTCCACGCCGTTCGCCCTCGAGCTCTTGTCGAAGCGCAGAACGACAGCGTCGATACGAGAGAGGGTCGCTGATGTGTTGGACGCCGAGTTCATGTCGTGGTCCCCTGAGTTGTCCACCCAGGTTCCTCGACACCAGGCGCGCCCCGAACGGACGCGGATCTTGGCGCCGCCGACGGCGTCAACGCGGAAGGCCTCGCCTACGGCGTGGAATATACCATCGGTGATGATGCCGTTGAACAACGCGCCGAACTGTTCCGCAGAATATGTTCGATCGCCAGATACGGCATTGAAGAAGCCACTTGTAACGGCCATCATTCTCCTTAGGTTCTAGGCATGGGCTCGAGCCGGGGGTAGCCGCGATAGCCCTCGCCGGCGGTCCATGAATGTGTGTACTCCAGCACGCGGCAGCGCTGGAACTTGTCTTTCGTCCCCAGCATAACCCAGTCGCCAAGGTAGTAATGCCCTGTTTCGCCGTAGATCCACGGAGACTGGTTCGGCGCTTCGCCTTCGATCTGGTCAAAGAGCTTGTGCTCGTAAATATAACTAAGCCCGTAAGGCGTTAGCCCCTTCTGCTGCTCGTATGTCTGATACGCAGCCTTGGTCCAAGCTACTGACGGCTGTGTAATGCCCTCGCGTCGTCCAATCCCAGATGGCGCACCGTTGTCCACTTCAAACCACACAGTGGCATTCGCGTCGTCGTGTGCCCCACGAAGGAACACGTATGCGATGTTTTTGTGCGACAGCAGGTCCTTCTCATACACCATGTTGATCAGCGATTTTGTCGTATCGGTGAACACCACAGGGTTGGCTGTTCCCGAAGCTCCAGTCAAGTCGCGCGTGCGGTAGAAGTTGATTGCGATTTGCTCGTCCTGGTGCAGACGTGTCCGCAGACCGTTCTTGTGTAGAGCCGCGACGTAGACGGCGAAGTCGTGAAGCGTCTTGCCGTCGGGGTCGTAGTCGACATGTCCGGTCATGTGATCGGGGGAGTCGAGCAGAAACTGGGGTATCTGTCGAGCTGCCTGGGCGTCCTTCCCGAGACTCCAGTCCCAAGCGTACTGGAACAACTCGTAGGCGGGAACACTGTAGGGAAGTACAAGACCCTTAAGTACGCGGTTCGCCAGGATTACCTCGGCCGTGCGCCCGGTGAGGACGATATATGGGTCCTGCCGGGTGCCCTCATAGCGCACCTTCTCCACATACATGGTCTCATTAGACACCGGGACACGTAGGAACTTCCCCAGATAGTCGGTCGCTGACGATAGAGCCTCATATACTCCACCCCAAAGCTTCAACTCGAACTGCCCCGGGTCCTGATACCGTTCAGTCCAGATGAACGATGACCATTGTGACTTGGTGATGGCGCCCACAGGATTGAGCTTCTCGTCCAACACGCGTATAAAGTCAATATCTCGTTGCATCACACCCCCATGAACAGCGGCGAATACATAAGGTCTACTTTGCTGAACGCGGTATTGGCGTTGCCGTATGTCGTAGCTATTTCGATCGGGTTTATGCCTGGATAAAGTGTGGGCCACGCGGACCCAAACTCCACCATACCGGTTGCGAGAACGCGCTGGCCATTCTGGCGCCACACCACGGCGTATAGGTTGTCCTCACGAGCGTCAATCTCTAGAGTATCCCCCACGCCAGGCGTGTAACCCATAACGCGCTTGTAGATGTTGAAGTCCAGCTTCCAGGTTTCGCCCCGGGCGTGATTTGTCACGGACAGGGTGCCCGGATTGTCCGCTAGAACGAACCTCATCAGCGCCCCAGTTGGAGCATCGCCTGAGTAATCGACCGTCACCGTACCCGTCTTGACCAAGTTGCCGAACATTTTGTCAGGCGGGGTGGATATCGGGAACGTGAACGATGAAGTAGCTGCTCGGAACTCAACGCCAGCGGAGGCGTAACCCTCAATCTGCCGGAAATATGGCCGCGGACACACCATGCTGATCTGCACAGTTTGCTGCGGCGTAAATATACCGGGCGCGAGGGTCTCCACATACCCATTAATAGTGTACGTACGTTTCTCAGTCAGAACGTCCAGCCGGATACGCTGTTTCACCGGGAACGCACGGTACAAAAGCCGGCGTTTCTCCTGTGGGTTTGCCCCTGGGAGAATGAAATCGATTGTGATGTTGCGTTGCCCCACCTGGATACCGGTAGGGAAGGACCCATCGACATTGTACACCGACTCCATATGGAGAGAGGCCGCGGCGGGCCCGAGACCGTCGATCTGACTGATGACTATCCCGGACTCGTCCGCCCCTTCCAGATTGAACGTGTACGCGTCGGCGCCTGGGGGATATGAAACAATCCCTGTGATCATAGCCTTGCCTCTTCGAGCTGACGCAACTGGTTGCGCGTCTGACGATAAATTGTCATGGCGTCCAGCGTTTCTGGCGAATGATTGTTCTGTGTGAACTCAACATTGGTCGTATTCGTAACATTCTGCACAACGGGCTCACGGTTCTGCTGGCGATTTGCCGGGTTGGCCTGAGCTGCTCCTGCGGAGAGACGCATGGCAGCTGGTCCGAACAGACTGTTCAGGCTCTCAGCAGACGCGCGAGCCTCGTCCAGGTTCACCACAGGTGTCACCATCGGACGCAACTCCAGGTCCATTTCCTCGGGGTCGAGGTCCTTGAAGACGTCTTCCACGGCGTCGACCAGTGCCTGCGCCACGCCGTCTGTTGCCCGAATGGCGTTATCGCCTCCATCTTGAACGCCGAGGCTCAGCCCCTCCATCATGTAGCCGCCAATTTGACGGAACACGCGAGAAGGCGACCGGATACCAAGCATCCTCTTGACCCCGTCGACGATCCCCTTGAAGAAGTTCGAAACCATGTCGGTGAACCACTTGACGGCGGCCTTAATACCGTTCCAGATTCCCTCGACGATGGCCTTACCAATGTTGATCAGGAACTCGCCGACGTTTTTAACAGCGCCGGCAATAGCATCCCACAGAGCTCGGATAACGGCTCCGCCAAGGCGAGACATCGCGGCTAGGAGGTTCTGATGGTTATTGTCGATCGCGTCGGCCATCCCGTTGCAGAGGTCGATCATGGCCTTCATGCCGGCGTCGACAATCTTCGGAATGCCTTCCCCGATGCCCCGAACGAACTCCGCGATGATCTCAGCCGTTGTGACCGTGATCTCCCGGATATTGTCGCGGATGCCGCGCAGCAGAGCCATGATCAGCTTAATGCCGGCGTCGACAATCTTCGGCGCGCAGTCAGCGAGAACCTGACAGGCCGCCGTGACCAATGCGATCAGGAGCTCGGTCACTTTGGGCGTGGCGTCGATGAGTACCTGAAGGATGGCCACAACGATCGCCGAGAAGCCCTCAGAGATCGGCCCGGCGTTCTCCGCTAGAACCTGGAGAAACGCAACGAACGCTTCGGCGAGCTTGGTCGCCAGGTATGGCAGAGTCGAAATCAGCGAGAGCACCGCCGATGTCAGAACCTGAATACCCGCGGCACCTGCGCCAGCAAGCGTAGCGAGTCCGACGCCAAGGGCCAAGACGCCGACGCCGAACAATGCTGCTGCGGCGGCAAATGTCAGAAGCGCCAAGGCGAGAGCTTGCAGCGGGGGTATTGCGCCACTGACAAGCATCGCTGTACCTGCAAGCGCGAGCAGTGCGACCACTATAGCGCCAACGCCGACTGCCACCGGAACTAGACCCGCTGCGCCCAGCAACAGAATCGGCGGAACCAACATACCGATGGCTACGGCCATAAGTATCATGGCGGCAGCCGTCTTCGGGCTAACAGCGGTCTCGAACTTGCTCATGAGCATCATGGCGCCCACGAGCCCCGTAATAGCGATAATCAGCGCGCCAAGGCCCTTTGCGAGATCCCAGATGTTCATTTTGCCCATGCGCTCGACGGCCATCGCAACGATACCGATGGCTACACCGAACATGAGAAGCCCTGCCCCAGCAGGGAGCGCTTCCTCGTCAAGCCGCGACATTAGTGCTACGACCACAAAGAGGAGGCCGGCCAAGGACGCGAGGCCCTGCTGAAGCACGCCGATGTCCATCTTGCCGAACCGCTCTACGACTCCCGCAAGGCGCTCCATAGACACAGCCATACCGATGAGCCCCAGACCGCTTGACGCGTTGAAGGAGGCCTCCTTGGTGAGCGCCATGAAGCCGCCCATGGCAGCGAGGATCGCGGAGATGGCGAGGACACCCTGAACAGCCTGTCCGAGGGGGAGACGACCGACTTTCTCGATGGCGAACGCCATTACAAGGAGCGCTGTGGCCATCCCCAGGAGCTGTTTGGACGTGTCGTTCTTGAGATTGTCAAAGTCGGCCGCATCCAAGAACCCCACCATCACAGACAAGACAACGGCGAACGCTCCAAGACCTTTGACGAGATCCTGCCAGCGAAGAGTACCCATCATTTTGACCGCTTGGGCTATTAGGATGAGCGCACCGCCCAGGACAATCAACCCTAGAGCGGTCTTCGCGAGCTTCTCGTTAGCCGGCATGTCGTTGACTGTCTTGACCATGCCCCAGAGAACGGACCGGATCGCGAAGAGCCCCTTGGCGAGGTTCCACGGGTCCATTTCGCCTAGCTTCTGCACCGCTCGAGTGAGCAAGAGAACGGCTGCGCCTAGCAGGATAAGGCCGCCCGCAAGCTTGACGAACTCGCCGCCCTTCAAACCGTCCAAGTTCGCCATCACGAGCAGCATTCCGGCGACCTCTGAAAGGAGGACGGTCAATGCACCAAGGCCTACAGCGAGTTTGACGGGATCGACCTTCGACAGCCCCCACACAGCCAAAGCGAGGACACCAACTGCAAGTGCGATGGAGAGAAGCGCCTTGGCCTTGACGGCACCGGTGAGCGCCTTCAGATGGTCTCGAACTGCGTCGATGACTTTACCGAATTTCTCCACGGCGTCGTTCATTGACTTCAGGTTCTTCTTGACCTTCTTCGCGATTCCGGCAAGCCGCTGGACAAGGACGAAGAGTCCAGCGCCGATGCCAGCACCGAGCGTGAGGTTTGTGCCCGCGAGGAGTTGGTTGTACTGCTCACCGCCAGTGTCTACGCCCTGCTTTACCTGAGCAGTTTTGAACTTCTTGTATTCTCTTGTGGCGTCCTCCCATGCCTGTCGGACTCTGCGAGAGAACTCCTCCGCAGCGCGTGCGACAGTTTCGAACCACTTCTTGAGGGTTTCGAAGCCCGCCATACCGCCGGCGGCGGTTACAGCTCCGATTTTTCCGAGCTCGGCATTAGTCGCATCTGCCGCTTCCTTGGCCCGGGGGACCAAATATGCTTTCAGCTCTTCGAGCTTCGCCTGAGTCAGCTTTACGAACTCGCCAAGGGCACGCCAAGCGTCAGTTCCAAACTTCGCTATAGCCTGGCCAGCCTGTACGAAATACGGTGTGGCAACCGCTACGAGCCAGTGTACCCAATCGCCAAATTTCTGGACCTGCTTGAGGAAGAAGTCAGATTCCTTGGCGGAGTTGTGAAGGTTCGTAATCCAGTCTGCGAGTCCGGCGACGAATTCGAGAATTGTACCGTTTCCGCGAGGGAGGAGCGAGAACAGTTCATTGAAAAGCGCCCCGAACCCTTTGGCAACAGCCACGACTGCCTGCGTGACCAGGCCGAAGACCGAGAACAGACCCTGAAATATGCGTTTCAGTTTCTGAGCATTGGGCTCAGACAGAATGAGCCCCTGTGTGAGACGTTCCAACCCATGAGATATAGCCGCGAGCGTCGTGCCCATGGCCGGCGGGAACACAGCGTGCCAAGCGTCTCGTATCGGGCCCAGGATACGCCCGATGCCGACCAGCACGTTCTTCAGCGCGTTGACTACCGCAGTCCGGCCGCCCAGGTCCTTCCACTGCTGCCACATCTGGTTTCGCGCGTCAGCGCTCTCGCCGATGACCTTACCCAGTGTGTCAGAGAGCCACGTGAACAGCTCTTTGGCTTCTTCGAAGTCGCCAAATATGATTCGCCAGGTCTGTGCCCAGCCGGTCCCCTGTGCTTCAGCCAGGGTTTCCATGAGCTGCGAAGCAGTCTTGACCTCGGTGGCAGCTTTGAACGCCGTCTGTCCGAGCTTCTCGTAATATGTCGCCTGCTCTTCGGTATAACCTTTGGCTATGAGGTCTGCTTTACTGAGCGAACCAGTCATGACCTCCAGGGCCTGTGTGAAGACGTCTGCCGTGAGCCAGCCGCCCTTGAGAGACTCGCGAAACGTCTTGTTCTTGAACATCGACTTCGACTTCTTGTCGAGTTTGTCGATGACACCCATGGCCACGGCAGTGTCTTTTGCCAGATCCTGGAATTGTTTACCGCCCATGCCGGCATGCTCAAGCGAGATCCAGTCCTGAAGACTTACTCGCCCGGCAGCCATGGCCTGGGACATCTGGTACATCGCCACAGAAGCCTGTTGGCTGTTTGCTCCGGTCAGAGCTGCAAGGTTGGCCAAGCCCTTGATCGACTTGACCGCGGGTTCGAGTTTGACACCGGCAGCAGTGAACGTGCCGATATTCCGGGTCATCTCTGTGAAGTTGTAGATCGTCTTGTCAGCGTAGTCGTTCAGCTGGTCAAGGTATTTGTTGACGATGCTGACATTTGTGCCCTCTTTGATCGTGTTCGCGAGGATGGTCTGGACCGCGTTAATCTGGGTCTCGTACTCGCGGAATCCGTCCATAGGGGCGTTGAACACGAGATTCTTCGTCCACTGAAGAGCAGAATCGACAACCTTGCTAGTGATGTTAGCCAGGGCCGCGATCGCCGCAATTTCGAAGGTCTTAAACCCGGTGCGGGCCTTCTCGACCCCTTCGAGAAGCGGTTCCATTTTGACGTTTTTGGCGGCGTCCGAAACCGCACCCAGCGAAGCCGTCGCCTTGTCAAAGTTTAGAGCGTTGTTGAAGTTCTTAAGTGAAGCCTGGGTCTGCTTGATCCCTTGCTCGAACTGTTTGTTGTCGAACTTCATAGAGACGATTCGCTCGTCCAGTTTGCTCATGGGGCGTTAGTCACCACCTTCCACACATCATCTGCGATCTTATCCATGATGGGCTGGATCGCCCTAGGTATATACGACCGGCCGCGAACCCAACCGCCGGTACCAGTCGCATGGCCGTACTCAAGAATTATTGCGATCGGGACGCCTTTTTGGCGGTTGGTGTTCGTCCAAGAAATTCCCCAGACGCCATCTTTCTGCTCCACCCTATAACCCCAGGCCGCAGCAGTTGCGCCTGACTGTTTTGGCGTGGCTGCTGCGAGTGCTTGCACGCCTGCTTGCCCAAAGGCTTCCAACCGCGATCGGATGTCGGGCTTTAGAATCTTCGCCAGGAACTGCTGCGTTCTAGAGAAATCCCCGCTATGACTTACGCTGAGCACGGAGTCGCTCCTCGGTTTCGGCGCGGCGCTTTTCGTTAACGCTGCGGTACCGATTCAACGTCTCCATGCGAGACTCTTTTCGTTTCTTCGGATTCTGCTGAATTCCGCATACTCTAATCAGGGTTGTCAGCCTATTGAGATTCCAGTGCTGGCACTCGAACGGGATTCGATATGCGACCATCCAGCCATAGATTTCCTCGGACGTGATCGCTTTCGTCGGAGAAGACTCACCGCCCTTGAAGGTGGTGGCTGTGTGCGGGTCGTCAATGTATTCCGTGATCGCCTGAAGGTTTTCCTGCGTCAGGCGATCCAAAATCTCATTGGAGAGACCGCTGCCTGCCATGCAGCGGAGGTAGTCTTTCACCATCTCGGATGTGCGCTTTTCCAGAGTTAGGAAAGGTAGCTTCCATTTTGACTCCCAGTCCGCTAGTGCCGCCAACGAATGCTCAAGCCGCACCACCGTGGGTTTGGTCGTTTGAAACTCGCCAGTGGCTTCGTCGTAATGGTCTCCGCCGGGTACAACAAGCTCAAGCATTCGTTAACGGTCCTCTCTTACTGGACGAGTGCCTTGATCTCGTCAGGGGTGAGCAGCTTCGGCGCAACGCCGTCAGTTCCGCCCTGGCTCGTCGGGTCCTTACCGTAGAGGGCTTCCAGGACCTTCTTCATCTTCTCCTCGCCGACGCGGCTGGAGCGGATGATAAGATGCGCCGTCGGGGCGTGGCCCGCGACATTGGTCTGCTCGGTCGAGAACTCCCACGAGAGAGTAGTGGGCTCAGGCGACTCGTTCAGGGTCTCGTTGTCGGCAGAGCTCGGTGCGGCCTTGCAGCCGTACGCGATATGAATCTCTTCACCGAAGTCGAAACCCTTGATGTCGTTGCCCACCTTGGTCCGCCAGCAAAGGGCGAACTTGCGCCGGGTCTGCTGGGTAATGGCGATACCGGGAGCAAGCTCGGCTTCGCCGTCACAGACGTCGAACTCCGACGGCGACTGGAATGCCTCGATGGTGCCTTTGAATTTCTCGGGGGAAGTAACAACGGCGTAGACACGGTTATCCGCGTACTTCTCGGTTGCCTCGGCACCCTCGGGCGACTGGCTAACCTTGGTGAGGCCGTTCCAGGCGACGCCCTCGCCGTAAGCGCCTTGATCGTTCATCACGAACAGAACACCGCGGTCGGCGCCACCCTTGTAGAAGCGCTCACCGTCCTTGTCCCAAACCAGTGCAGCTTTGGCCACAGTGGCTCCTTTCGTTAGTCGCTGTAGATATATAGAACGTCATGGTAGACGTTGTTCACAGCGTAATGTCGGTTGTATGTGGCCCACGGGATCGACAAGACGTGGTCGGTCGCGTCGAGATCGGGATCGGTGTAGAGAACCACTACCTGATACCGATCAAACGACTTGTACACACTGTCGTCAGCCCGCAAAACCTCACGGTCAGTCTTGCTATAGATGATACACGGGTACTCGAGCTTCACCGAAGGGGGCGGTTGGTAATAGACCCGCTTGGACCCCAGTGCAAGCTCAAGCTTCTTATGGAGCTTCTGCCGCTGGCCCATTGTAAACCTTTCCCACGGTGAGCACGAGGCGGGGGCGACGGGCCTCGATGTAGTTGACACGCCAGCGCACGCCGCCCCACACAACGTAACGGATGTTGACAAAGTTCCGGCCGGCATAAGCGTCCATCACAATGGAGAACTCGTGTGACATGACCAGGTCGTCGTTCAGATTCTCGGTCGTTTCCCAACGGCGGGCAACGCGGTTCACATCGCCACGAGCTCTGCGCTCCACGATCTTCTCTGCGAAGACGCCATCTCCTTTGTCCTCGTACTCGGCGTACCCTATGTTGCCAATAAATCGTGCCATTTTGACGTCAGGCGCGCTTGCGCTCCAGGACGACGGCCGACTTCGGCGTAGTGAGAGCGCCAGACATGAAGATCTCGTACAGGTACTTCATCTGGTTGAAATCGATGTCGAAGAAATCAAAGTAGGAAATCTCCCCGCCGGAGTCGTTGCCCACGGTGTAGTCGCCGAGGTTGACCACGATGCCGATGAGGTCCACTTGGTCAGTCCCGACGGTGCGCTTTGCGCCATCGAAGAGCGGGACCTCGACGATGCGACCGACGCGCATACGACGAGCGAGGACATCGTCCGTCGGGAACATGTATGCGCCATTCTTGTCCTTGATGAGCTGGAGGTCGACCATGGTCTCGGGGGAGACGAACAGAGTCGGCGAGCCCTTGCCGCGGTAATCGGTCATAGCACGGGTGACGCTCTCGACCAGGTCGATGCCCTCGACGGTCTTATCGAGAGTCTTGTGGATAGAGTACAGTTCGTCATCGGTCCAGATTGGGCGAAGCTTCTCCGGGTCGATCTTGTCCGCATGCCCGGCAGTGCGGCCATCGCCGATCAGGATCGCGCGTGCGAACTCCTCGTCCAGCATGATACGCATTTCCTGCTTGACGAAGTCGATCACGCGGAGGTTGGTGGCCTCGATGATGTCCTGACGGTCGAACTTCTGCTTCTTGTAGATCCAGGTCGGGTAGGTCTCGCGCTTCAGCAGCTTGAAGACTTCCTCAACCTTCTTGGCGCCCTTGGTGTAACCCTTCGCTCGAGCCTCGTCCGCCGTGATGTCAGCGTGCAGGCTCTTGACCCGGCCGTGCGGGAAGCGGCGGATGCCGCCGAGAACGTCGCTCACCCATTCCGTGCGGCGCTTGATAAAGTCCGGCTTGTCGGAGACGGCTGTAGCCTCGGGGAACAGGTACTCGATCTTGTCAATGCCGTACTGGGCTGCGTGCTGAAGAACGGTCGTGCTGAACTTGCCGCCGTTCTCGAGGGCCGCCTTGCACATGGCGTTGATCTGCTCGCCAGTCATAGTGTGCTTCAGCTCATTGGAGGGGGCGTTCCCCTGGAAGACGTTGTGAGTCAACTCGGTGTCCTTCGTGTCAGAGTGTTTGATGTCTTCGGCGGGTGAGTCGCTGTGCTCAGCGTCCGCTGCGGGCGATGCATCGTCGCCCTCTTCGTCATCGAGCTTTCCTTCCGCGGCCTGCTCCACGAGCCAGGCTACGACGTTCTTCTGCTCGTCATTCATCGTGTCGAGGATATCGGCAACCGTCTTCTCGCTGCCGGAGTCCTCAGCTTCAGTCTCATCTGCGTGCTGAATCTGAGCGCCAAACGACATAAGCGCCTCTCCTTCCAGTTCTTCACTCATACCATCGGAGTGGGTGAGGTAGACCTCGTCGATACGTGCCTCGGGGTTTGCGCCGACCAGCACGAGAGAGACCTCCACAAGCTCGCCATGCATGACGGTGGACCCCTGCTGCTTCAGATCCTTGGCGTAGATCGACAGTGAATTGAGGTCACCATGTTTGACGAGCTCGCGAGCTGTGTCAGCGGCGGGCGTATTGTTGAACGCGCAGAGAGCATACACGCCGTCATCGCGGTGCTGGAGCTGAGCTCGCCCAAGGATGTTCTCCATAGCTTTGCCTCGGTGCTCCCACACAAGAGGAAGCGTCGCGCCATCCTGATGCTTGAACGCGCCGGGCGCAATAGTTCGACCATCCGAGCACAAAACATTGGCCCGGGTGGCGTATCCAGAAAAGTCTGGTTTCATTTTGACCTTTCGTTACGGGACGTCCACAGGGGGCGTCGTGTCTTCGACCGGGAGATTCGGATTTCGCAGCTTGTCTGCGTCCGGGTCGGTCGCAGGAGGTAGGCCGAGAACGGGCCTGAACTCGTTGGCCGTTACGATTTGGTTACGAATCAGTTTGTCCGCGAGCTCCGCGAGCTCCGAGACGGGAACGAGCGCAAACGGATCGCTGAACGTTGCCAAGTCATGCCCCAAACCCCGAGCGGTCTTAGTGAGGAACTTTCGCCGAAGCTCTTCGACAACAGCCTCGACAAGCGGCTTGATCGTACGCTGGCGGTAGTTCATCATTGCAGTCTCGTCCGCGGTGCCCGCAAGAACCTCTTCAGTCACTCCAAGCTCTGCGTGGAGTCGTTTGGTGAGATACTCGATCTGGGTGAGCAGCGTGTTCTCGACTGGTCGGTTAAGCTGAGTGATCTTCTCCGTCGCATCCGCGTACGCGATACCGTACTTGGAGCCAGTCAGCTGCTCGGTGATTTCCGACAGGCGCTGTTTGGCCTGAGCCTTACGAGCGTCCGTTCGGACGACGTACGGCAGCTGGAAGATCAGATCCAGTTTGTTCGCGGCAGCGGCCTCATCTGCGCTGTCCAGCAACGCAAGCTTTCGCGAGAGCCGCTGGAACGTCGAGTTCGGCGCATTGAGGATCGCGTAGAGCGGGGACTCTACAATTCCAACCAGCCGCTTGGGAAGATCGATCTCGTCAAGCTCACCTTTTTCGGGATTGAAGAGCTTGACCCTGACGTACTCAGGGAACCACTCTATCACCTCGCCAACGCGAATCGTTTTGATGTCATATGAATCCGATTTTGACGGATCAAGACTGGTGTCGACGGGAACAATCGCGCAGACGCCCTTGTTCAGAAGCGTCTGGAAGATGTCCATCCGAAGCGCCTGGGCGCTCTGGTCCAGGTTCCCCTCGACATTCAAACAGTTGTGCAAACCGTCCGCGACAATCTCGTCAACCTGACCTTTTGCGTTCTTCTTCACATGCCGGATACGCACATCGGCACAATCCATGGCAATCCGCGTCTTGACTGCGGCCAGAACACTCAGCTCGGAGCTTATGTACGTGTGCGGAATCTGCGTTCGACCGTACCGTCCGAATGAGCGGGGATCTTCAATACGCGGTCGTCGGAAGGCGTTCCACGCGTGGCGAAGTCTTTCGCCAAAAGACGCCATTGCGCCTCCTTTTCTACTCGAATGCATCGCGGTGTAGCTTAAACGCGACAAACGCATCCATCAGCGCGGCTACAGCGTCGACTTTATCTTCAGCCCGCTTCTTCATCAGCTTGCGATTGCCGTTGGTGTCCTCCATAGTGATCGCATTACCGAGGCAGAAGGACATCAGTGCCTCATCGAAGAGCAGCTGGCGCCGCGAAGCAAAGGTCTTGAGCTCGCCTAGCGGTACAGACTCGGTACGGGCCCCCTGCGGGACCTTCTCGATCCCGTACGGGCCGTTCTCTGTCTCCCAGCGGCCTATGAACTCTTTCGCGTTGTACGGGTCGTAGCCCACCGCACGAACGTCGTATGAATTCTCTTCAATGAAACGCTCGAGATCGTCATATACCGCTCGATCGACCTCCAGCATCGTGCCGGGGAGCACCACGAGAGAGCCCTCATCCAGAAACTCTTGGTACTTGAGTCTGAGCGCAGCGTGAAGCTTGTCAAGGGTAACCTCCGTTATGTATGAACGTGTTTTAACGCCGAAGCCGCCTCCGGGCAATGGGAAAAGGAACGTGAACGAACAGAAGTCATCGCCCCGGGACAGATCCGCCCCCATTGCACACGGCATCTTCCAGAAGTTCTTCGGCGAATGCGGTTGTACTTCCTCGTATGTAAAGAAGTACGTGAACCCCTCAAGAGGCAGACCGAAACGCTTAGCCAGGATATCGTTACGAGCGGACGGAACCTGCTCGGCGCGTTCAACGTCTCGCTGATAGGCGTCGTACGAAACAGTGATACCGATGTTGGGCTGAGCCTTGACCCACATTCGCGGGTCGGCTACTTCCTTAACGTCATCCAGCTTGTAATGCCAGATTGAGACATGCGGAGCCGTCATCTCGCCGCGGAGTATCTTGGCCAGCTCCAGCTTTTGTGCATCGCCGGCGCCATTTCGTACAGTGCCCTCGGACGAGATCGCGATGATGCTGTACTCTTCATGCTTCGACGCACCCTGCTCGAGAGCGCCGATCACGTTCTCGCGAACATCACCGGAGAGCCATTCGTCAATGGTATTGTATTTTGACCGAAGACTCTGAAGTCGGTCGATGGACATTGGGCGAATCTCGATAAGCGAGTTTGTCAGGAAGTTCTGAATGCCCAACTTCGTGGACGCGAGCTTCTGCCTCTGAGCAGGATCACCAGAGGTGTTTTTGTTCGACCCGTGAGTCAGCATCTTGAAGAGCGGACCACGGGCCCGTGTGATTGCCGTCCGAATCGGAGACAGAACCTCGTCCGCCTGACGCATCGTCGGTGCAGTCACGATCTGGTGGGTTGTGCTCGTGTCGACATTGAGCCAGTAAGCCTGCCAGGTTGAGCCGTACATCGACTTCGCGCCTCCACGGGCGACGATGATATACTGTTTCTTGGTCAGCCGGACCTTCTTACGCCGACGCTCATAATACCCACCTGGGCCGTCCGGATTTGGGACGAAGACTGTCCGCTCCGTGAAGTAGTACCACCCCCACAGCTGCTCCGCCCACAGTTTGAACGAATCAAGCAAATGAAGGTCGGCACCGTCCGTGGTCGTGAGCTCGTTTTCGCAGTACTTGACGTAACCGTCGATCGCTGAGTCGTCGAAGTACATGTTTGGGTCGGCGATAAGGGCGTCGATCCGGTTCATCTCCTGCGAAATCTCTTGGCATACGGGTATTTCACCTCGAATCACTTGTTCTCGGAACTTCCCGTAGTAGTACGGCGTCGCCGTGTTGGACAACGCCATAGCCTACCTCTTTCGCGGTTTCACAATCCGGCCGTTCTCATCGATCACGCTTCCGCGCTCGAACATGTAGTCGCCGTACTGATCGTAAATCTTCTTGTTCGTGTCACGGGTAGAGGCGGTCGGGCCGTCCCAGGTACGTTTGAACTCAGACGCCATGTTGTTCCAACGGCGACGGAACCATCCATTACCATACTGTTTGGATCTACTGCCTCCGCCGCCTGAAGGTTTTGGGGAGCTGGGCGCCACGGGCAGGTTCGGACTCGCAGCGGGCGGAGATCCTGAGGGTTTTGCTTTGGGGGGCGCAGATCCGCCGCTCTTACCCGCTCGCGCCTGAGTCATAGCCATGTCCAAATACTGGCGAGCTGTTTTAGAGATGAGACCAGCAGCCACGCCGGCAGCTTCAGCGCTCAACTTGTCGCCGATTCGAGTCATGAATTTCTGAAAACCGCTACGAGTCAACTTGGTATACTCGGCATCCATTTTGATGCGGTTAATGGTGGCCTGAAGCTGCTTGTCCGAGATGCCTGCGGTATTCTTGCTACGAATTAGCCCCGACGAAGGGGGTTCTTTCGACTTGCCGCCGTTTTTGTCAACAGCCAGTTCGACTTTTGGCTTCTGCGGCTTGTAGAGAGTATCTACCATACCAATGTTTGGGTTGGCTTTGCGGCGTGCGAGTCTGCCGAGTATGCCACTCTCCGAGGAACGACGGTCTTTACGGACGCCCCATTTCATTCCTTTGACACCGTGGTGCACTAGGAAAGAGGTTTCCATTGGTCTACACCTCCTTTGTAACGGCTGTAGTGGACTGTGATGCGCCAGGACAGTTCATCGAGTTGATGCTGCATAGCAGTTACAAGAAACGCATTTTGCGGGGGATCAAACAGCTGCTTGACTTTGAGATATACAAATGGTTTGATCTCGGGGGGATTGGCTGGGCCCAGCAATTGAGCCCACGTTGCCTCTTGGTCTTCGACGGTCGCCCGCGTTGGTGCGCCGAGCATCTCAAGCGTGCTGAGCGCCGAGTTGATAAACATCTTCAGCTCGTTATCGAAGTCATAATTGTTCCATTCGATACCGAGCATGGCTTTTACATCAGCCAAAACACTCATAGTGCCTTCTTTCCCCAGAGTACGGTGTCACCGGGTAGGCGCGCGACCAATGGTTTTGGAAGCAGCCCATCGTCTCCGTAATGAATGGCTTGATGCGTGCGCATACTCACACTGATCAAGTAACGCGGGTCCAGAACAGCGGAGTTCCCATGCTTGAGATCTATGGGCTGCATCGGATTCATATGATGGATGTAAATGCGCCCATTTATCGGGTGATCGGGGTGCCCCATGTCGAAGCCCTCATCCCGAAGTATCACTTGGTCGCGCACGGTCTTCCATTCATGAGATTGATAAAACCGCTGGTTGAGCCAACGATCGCCCCCGAACGTACGTTCGCCAACACCTTGGTTTATTCGCAGGTATTTGTAACGCTCGAAGTAGTCCGTGATCGCCGAAAGTTCATCGTACGTCCGCATTGTCGCCTCGGTATGCTTTCATGGCCTCAAGGGCCTCTGCATAGAGCTCTTCGATGCGCTGTCCCGACTCCAATGCAGAGACGCGAGCCTTGAGAAGTTCGTTTTCGTTCTCCAAACGTGTGCGTTCCAGCTCTTCACGAACCGGATCGGTCTTCAGGAACTGAATTACAAGCTGGTTTGATGCTGTCCCATCAAGAAGTCTCTCTTCCGCGACATCAAAAGCCAATGCTTTGAGTTGATTGGTACGCGCGGCAGGGGTTTTGGCCGGCGGTCGGCGACGTTTGGGGGTGTTTGGGTTTTGTTCGGTCGCCATTGGCCTCCATCCTATTGAGTTTTCGCTCCGAGAGTCTCCAGATTTTACCCCTTCGGGGTAG